CTGACCGTGTTCTTAGCATGTCGGCGTCACCCAACATAAGCAGAAACGGCAATCGCACATTGCGCGTTGAATGGGTGACACCTCACAGGCAATTTACGACTTGGGTGATGCCGGAGGCCAAGCACATCAGAGGGCAGTCTCAGTGGAACGCCTTTGAGGCTGCTACGCAATGCGGGACGGTTGCGCCAAGGACCGTGACGTATCGCAAAGACGTTGAGAGCGGGTTCTTTGATGTCTGCGCTTATAACCGCCCAGAGGACTTAGAGCCGGAAATGCCAAGCGTTGCGGAAATTGAGTGGGATCCATTTAGCGAGGCAGAACAACATGCGGCTCAATGATTTTCAGGACATCGCTAAGGATGGCGTGCTGACATTTGGTGATCTGGAGTTCCGTGGCAAATGCCCGACAGAGGAGCAAGAACAGATCACGTTCTTCGGTCGGTTGCGGCGCCTGCATCCGGAAACATGGGGACGGTTGGCGTTGCATCCGCGCAATGAGGGCCTGCGGACCGGCGGCCAGTTTGGTGCAGTATCAAAGCACAAGGCTGAAGGCATGACGCCGGGAGCCTCGGACATCATCATCCCGGCGCGGGTAACCTTTGTGTGTGAATTGAAGCGCCGTGATCCGACGCTGGGAAAATGGCAAGACGGTCAGAAAGAGTATCTCACGGCATCGGCCAAGGCTGGCGCGTTTGCCTGCGTTGCGATGGGCTGTGACGCGGCTTGGCAGGCTTTTGAGGCTTGGCTGGCGACCAGTGATCTAGCCTAGCTTGCGCCCATAAAAGGCTTCCAGTTCCGAAAGCCGCCTTTGAATTGCCGTCTTGGCGTCATCGTCAAGGCGGTTTTCTTTGTGCAGTTGCAGCATATAACCTTTAAGTTCCTGCACGCCGATGATTGTCGCTACCTTTTCGGCATGTGTTGGCTCTTGCCCGCGTGCCGCAACACGCAGGCAATGCCATTCTGCTTTGCTCCTTTCAAACCTCAAAGAGCCTCGCCCCTCAAGCCGACCAGCATCTTGGCCTGCATGTCTTTCTCCTTGTCAGCAATCTCGCCGCCGCAGGCCAGATAGCCGCAGCCGTCAATCCAGTTGTCCGCGTGGGCCGGGTTGGCCTTGGCGCGGGCCAGTTTCAGCAGGGTCATCATCACGGCCACGTCGTGCGGCTTGATGTTGCGCCCGAGGTGGGCCGACCAGTAGGCGGCGATCAAACCGAAGTTGGCCTCGGCGTCACCGTGCGTGCTGGCGCGATCCTTGGTCACGTATTCTTTCGCGGTGTCGAGGATTTCCGACCTGTTCATGCTATCGCTCCATCGGTGATCCACTCTTCCTCGAAGCGCAGGTCTTCGATCCCGGTGATGTCGGCCAGCCTGTGGCGGTAGACAGCGGACGGCACGACGCGGCCCGTCATCCATCTGGACAGGCTAGATTTTGCAACTGGCACTTTGTCGGCGAGCCAGCCGAGCTTGCGCCCGTCCTTGGCGCACCATTGCCTGATTTGACTTTGAGCCATCATTGGCGCTCTCCCTTGTTTCGGTGGTTTAGGCTTACGGTTTAAAAAAAGTTACGTCAAGTGCAATTTTATGCTTGCAAGCGGTGTGGCGGGCTGTATGGTGGTCACACGAACTAGCAACAAGGATGACTAAGATGACCAAGTTCGAAATCAAATCCGGAGACTTCACCTTCTCGCACGTTCGCGGCCATCAGTGGCAAGTGACGTGGAACGGTCAGCACTTCGCATATGTCAGCTACGATGCCGTCCGGCGCGCGCTGGCCGCCGCATGACCCTCGCCGAACACCTCGACCTTCTGGGGATCATCCCCCGGCAGGTCACGCCGAAGCCCACGCCCCAGCCAGCGGCATACGCGCCGCCCCAGTGGAAACCAACTTACCCCGGCGAAGAGCCGCCGTTTTAATAGGAGAGAAACATGAAAATCCGAGAAATCATCGCAGAGGCATTCGCCGTCATCGCACTGTTCGCTGTGGGCTACGGCCTGCTGCTGATCGGCCACGGGATGGGGTGGTGATATGGCAATCAAACTTGGAGCCAAAGACACTCACATCGTGCTGACCGCGCTGTGGGATTACCGCGAGACGCTGGCCATCGTTGCAGATGGCACTCTCAGCCCGCAGCTCACAGACAAGATCGACCGCGTTGACCGCCTCATCGCATCGTACAAGAAATCTTTTTTCACGCTGGATAGATTGGGGATCATGTGATGAGCAAGCAAGGCATCATCGCCTACATCGAACTGCGGCAGAGCCAGATCGACGATCTGGAAAAGAGATACGGGACGGGTGTTCGCCCTGCATGGGTTGGGGAAGAGATCGGCATCCTCGCCCATTACAAACGTGACGCCGAAAAACAACTCGCAGAACTGGAGAAAGACAATGCAACCGACTGAAATTATCGTAACAAACCGCCTCGCCACTGGCACCACCTTCGCCGTGCTGGCCAGCGACATGACGCAGAATGTGTTCATCCCGTCCAAGCTTGCGCTGGATGCCAGCCTGCGCCCCGGCCAGAAGATCATGGCGCAGATCGTGCCGAACACAAACCAGCCCGACAAAACGCAATGGCTGGCGATCTCCTTGGAAGATGGCGGGATTGCCCCATCGATGGATTTGCGTGATCGAATCCGCGCCGAGCTAGAACACGGGGCTGCCACAGTTTACGAATTAGCCAACGCGCTGGGCGCGGGCGTTAGGGAAGTGGAAGCTGAACTGCGCACGATGCGGCTGCCGAACACCGAGCTGTGGGCTTTGGATGCTATGGACCTGCGGGTGCTTGCATGAGCCTTAGCCCCAACATGACCGAAGACAAGCTGAAGGCCCTGCTGGATGCCCTGCCAGATGAGATGGACGAGGGTGAACTGTGCGCCACAACGCTGACGATCTACAGCGCCTTCATGGACGACCCGGCACAGATCATTTCTGAGTTGATCGCCACGATATACACCCTCGGTAAGACGAGCGGCATGAGCCACAAGGATATTTCGCTCAGCCTGCGGGCGAGTGCGGATGTGTACGATGCAGATCATCGCACGCAAACGAAGCACTAGGGAGAGAGAGATGACCCAATACGTCGCAATCCTGTGGATCACGATGCACGGCGGCCCGCTCGACGGCAGCACATACGGCATCCCGTTCCTGACCGAAGCCGCCTGCAAGAAGGCGATGGTGCCCGTGGGCGATGCCCTCGACTACGACTACAGCATGGAATGCACCACCATGCCCGTTGAGGTGGAGATGCTGCCATGACCGTAGACATGACCAACAACCGAGTGCCTTACGGCCTGCTGACCGACGAGGAAAAGACTGCGCTGCATGAGCATGAGAAGGCGGGTGGAGGGTTCTGCGTGACCCGACCGCTACCAGTTTCAGAGGCGGCAGGAACCAGTTGGGTGCCTGACGCGGTTTACCGCACCGTCCCCCTGCCCAAGACCCAAGACGTGATCGCATGGGATCGACTGCCTGATTGGGTTGAGTGGGTGGCGCGGAATAATTCAGGCGAGGTTTGGGCATACGATGCTGAGCGTTTCTATACCTATAATGGTCGCCGCATCCGCATCGACGACTTCCCCGGCATCGTGCAGATCGGGACGTGTGATTGGACTGACAGCAAGCAGCGGAGGCCGAGATGAAAGAACTAACAAGCGAAGCCCAACAGGGCGCAATCCACCTGAAGTGGGGCTTCTTGCCTGTGTTTATGGTCCGCATGGCGGTGCCTGACTACGCGCCGGGGACTTGGAAGTGGGGTCGCTGGCGCTATGCGCGGTTGGCCGAGGTGGTCGATCTGAACTCAAAACTCAGGGGAGCGTGGAGAGACTGACATGACTGACGAAGCACTGTGCAACGCACTGCGTTACGAGAAGTGGGACGAAGCCGCCGACCGCATCGAAGTCCTGACCGCCAAACTGGCGAAGGTGGCGAAACAGATTAGTGACTGGGAAGTCCGTATTGATCTCTGTGAGTGGTCTGAAAATACCAGCCTAACTTCTGACGTTCGTAAAGAAATGCGCGCCACGGTGGCTGAGATTAAGGGGAAGAAGGGATGACCAACCTAGACAAGCGGATGCACTTCCGCTGCGGCGACTGCAAGACAGACTTCAGCACCGATGCGGTCTTCCCGATGGACGTGAAGAAGCTGAGCAAGCTGGTCCGTGAAACCAAATGCCCGACCTGCGGGGCCGGGTCGAAGCGGCTGTATCTGCGGGCGAATGTGAAGGAAGATAAGCCATGAGCGGAAAGAAGATCATCGAGGCCATGCGGGAGGCCGTAAGCATCGCGCAAGCTATGGCGAAACTCACCGACGAGGACCTGCTGCGGGAGCTGATCCGCCGCAACGGGATCGTGGAGGCACCGACCAGCCGCACACCTCATGAGTATGAGGTTCTGCTGGGGATTGGGAAGCACCACCACTGCTACATCACCTTCCACAAGGGTGATTTGGTGGCGCTGACGGGGAGGAAGCCATGAGCGGAGCATTGAAAATCAACCATATGTATTGCCCGCTGTGCGGCGAAAAAAGTCTGGGCGGGACTGCTGACAGCAGGCCCGTCCACATGGAAGCGTTTGGTGTCGCCGCCCACGCAGTCAGGAGACGCCGCGACTGTGATTCATGCGGCGGAAGGTCCACGACCTTTGAACTCACCGAAGAAGCGCTACACGCCATCGCCCACCGGGTGACTGGCACGAACCTGAAGATCGGGTTCTTAGCCAACCAGATCGCCCAACTTATTGAGGGGAAGGAGCCATGAAACGTCTGACCATACACATGCACAGGCAGCGCCTCACCGTGGCTTTTGGCATTGAGGTATACAGGTTTGGCGATATGTTTTTGCTGATCCTGAAACTCTGGCCCGTAGGCATTACGATTAGGTACGGGGAGCCGCCAACTGAAATCACGAATTGGCAGGAATACGATGCCGCGTGATGCCAGCAACAGCCCCGGAGCGAGGGCCTTGAGGCTGGCAGGCTACGTTAAATGCCCGGCTTGGTGGCTGACACAAGAGCAGTTCGAGCTTCTACAATACATGGCCCGCCAAAACCTAGAAACCATCAACAGAATAAAAAAGGACCAAGCCGAATGGCACCGCCAAGAAGACTGATTACCCGCGACATGATCCAAGCAGCCAAAGACCAAGGTTGGCACCTGAGTCTAACAGCCAATCATTATGGGATGCATCGATCTAGCATCGCAGCAGCCTGTGAGCGTTTCGGGATCACATTGCCGATGCACCCGTTTTCACCGCAACGGGTAAGCCCCAAGAGCAAGGTTTGGATCGACATCGCTGACGGCGAGACAAAGCCCAAGGTTAAATTGTCCGCCAGCCCGGCGGCGGTGGAGCGCACCTTGCGGCGAATTCAGAACGAAAAGCGGTTGCGGGCGTTAGGATGAGCCGCTAAAACGAATTGCGAGGGGCGCAACACATCCAAGAAACCGTCACGGGTGGCTTTGTGTTGGTCGAAGATCAGACTGCGCTACGGCTCATTTTCACCAGAGCGCCCCTCGCGATTACTCTGAAACTCTGTCAATAGGGTCAAGCGCGCGCAGGACCAGCCCGTCCTGCTTGTGGAAGGTAATAGACTGCAATGCGCGCCTCGCGCCGTAACCCATGCCAGCGGCATAAGCATCAGGCGGGCAGAAAGCACGCAGGCTTTCCCAGCGAAGAGGCCCGAAGTCTTTGGCCTGATCGTGATGGACGTGGCCTGTCAGATAGTGGCGGTGGCGTGTTTGCGACCAGAACGTGCAGACATCTGAGAGATATAACGCCATCTGCTGCGGCTTGCCCTTGTCCCCGTGGTGGGCGAAGATCGCGCACTTGCCCCATTGAAGCATAAACAGGTCGCGTGGCTCTTTCTCGACTGTGATCCGAGGCTCGTTGCGGTAACGCTCGGCCAAAGCAAAGTTCAGCGTCATGCTTGAGTGCGGGTCATGGTTGCCGCGCAGGACGCGCACCAGTACGCGCGAATGCTTTTGCAAAAGCTGGTGGACCGTTTCCGCGATGATGCCGATGCCAACGTCGAGAACTTTCCAGAAGCGCCCGTCAACGTCCAGCCTGTGGCGGTTTGCGGGCGTCTCGGCTCTGGTGTCGTCGCTGTGGAAGTAGTCACCCCCGATCAGCAGGATCGCCTGCTCGGCGGCTGGCGTAAGCGCAAGCACCTTTGCAAAGGCGTGCCGCATGTCTTTGGCCGCGTGCGCCAAGTCATAGTCCTGCGCGCCAGTCTCGCGCCCCCAAGCCAGCATGCCGACGTGGGCGTCCATCAGCGGATAGACGGCGCACAGATCAGCCATGACGGTTTCCGGGGCGACCACAGGCTCAGACGCGACCATGCCCTCCAG